CCGCGATGCGCTCGGAAGCCGACCGCGTGGAGATCCAACACGGGGCCGTCGCAAGTGAAGTGACACTGCCTGTCATCGAGGTGCCCGCATGACCTACGCCAGCATCGAGTCCTCTAGCGCCGAGGGCCGCCCCTATTACCTCTACCAGTTCGTGGAGGGCGATCAGGTCTGGCGTTTCACCAGTCGCGCAACGGCATGGACCAGCGCGGGAAGTGGCGGAGGTACGATCACTTGGGAGCCCGCCGCCGTGGTGCATGGCGATGTGGTGCAGACAAGCGAGATCGAGCGCGGGCGGCTGGAACTGACCTGGCCGCTCTCGCATCCCTTTGCACGGCGCTTCCTTGCCCCATTGGGCAATACGTCTGTCACGCTGACCATCTTTCGCGGCCACGAGCAGGTGCTGGGCGAGACGGTGGCGCATTGGAAAGGTCGCGTGGTGGGTGCAGAAGTTGAAGGGCAGCGTATTCTGCTGCAAGCCGAGTCGATCTTCAGCACGCTGCGCCGCGCGGGCGTGCGGGCGAAATACCAGCGGCTCTGCCGCCATGCCCTCTACGGGCGGGGCTGTGGTCTCGACATCGCGCTTTCCTGGCTGACAGGCACAGTGACAGCAACCGCAAATGGCGTATCGTCGGTGACAATCCCCGAAGCTGCCAACGCACCGAACGGCTGGTATCGCGGCGGTGTGCTGCGGTTCGGAACGCAACTCGGGTTCATCAATGGCCACTCAGCCGGGACCATAACGCTCTCGCGCCCGATGCCGGAACTGGCCGCAGCGCTCACCATGCCGGAAGTCGACCCGGATACGGGCGACCCCCTCCCAGTCCTCGCCGACATCGCCCCGGGTTGCGATCTGCGCGCCGCCACATGTGCGGCCAAGTTCGGCAATCTCCTAAACTTCGGGGGCTTTCCAGAAATCCCCGGCCGCAACCCCTTCGGCGGCGGATCCATCGTCTGACGCGCCCACGCGGCGCCAACCCACAAACGGCATGTCCCCATGGTCTGGAACTTCATCGCACAGCTAGTTCTCGGGCTGGTACTCTCGGCGATATCCTATGCGCTGAGCCCGCGCCCCAGAGTCGAAAAGCCTCTCGCTGCGGGGCTTGATGATTTCAGCCTGCCCACGGCCGAGGAAGGCCGTCCGATCCCAGTCATCTTTGGCACCGTGCTGATCACTGGACCCAATGTGGTCTGGGCGGGGGATCTGAAAGTGGACCCGATCAAGAAGAAAGGTGGCAAGAAGTGACGCGGGTGACGATCCAGGACCTGCGCACAGCGCGCTATTGTCTCGCCGGTGTGCGGCCGTGGTTTCGCCGCCATGGGTTTGATTGGCAGGACTTCCTTGATCACGGCATCGATGCTGATCGCTTGCGCGCGACCAATGACGCGCTGGTAGAACCAGTAATTCAGGTCGCCAAAACGCGCGCCGCAACGATGGAGGCCAGCGATGGGCGGGCGTAGCAAGGCGCAGACGGTCGGGTTTCGCTATTCGCTCGGAATGCATATGGCGCTTTGCCATGGGCCGATCGATGCGATTCGGGAGATCCTTGTCGACCGCCGCATAGCCTGGTCGGTGACGACCGGCAGCGGTCTCTCGGGCGGGGGCGCAGCAGTCGAAGTGCGTATCAGCACGGTTGCGGGCATGGTCGCCACCGCAGCCCTCGCAGGCGACACCGGTGCCACGATCACCTTTCCGGGCACGCGTGCCGGGGTGCGGATCGGCCAAGACTACCGCTTGCGGCTCGCGAATGGCGCGAGCCAGACGATTACGCTGCGCGGCGTGGCCTTCAATGCTGCCAGCAATGTCACATCCTGGTCCGTCCTCCCCGAAGGCCTGAGCTTCCCGGCGCAGTCGGTCGATGTGTTTGAGGCAACGACTGCGGCCAGTAATGCCGGTGCGGGTGGCGGGCGTATCCGGATCGACAAGCCAGACCTCTTTGGCGGCGAGAGCCGCGAGGGTGGGATCGTCGGTAATGTCGATGTGCTGATGGGCGGGCCGAGCCAAGGACAGAACGACTATCTTGCAGCGCGCATAAACGGGGATGTGCCAGCCTATCGCGGGGTCTGCAGTCTGGTGCTGCGGCAGGTGTATCTCGGCATCAACCCTTATCTGAAGCCATGGGCCGTGCGCGTGACCCGGGTGCTGACCGGCGAATCGGGTTCAGTGCAATGGTATCCGGACAAGGCCCCCATCGTGCCCGAGGCCAATATCTCGGATGCGGCGATCTACGTAGCACTTGATGTCTCGGGCTCGATGTCGGGCACCCGCATGGCAGCGCAAAAGGCGGGCGTCACAGCGCTGATCCGCGAGATCGGGGCGGGTGTCGATCCTGACCGGCCAAATGATATGCGCATCGTGCTGTGGAACGCGGGCGTCGCAGGCGTGATTGAGCGACGCGACATGGAACCCGAGGATTACATGGCGCTCGAGGCCTGGATGCTGGCGCTGTCGAACAGCACTTCAGGCGGCACCAACTTCAACGGAGCCTTCTCGCAAGCGGCGACCTTTTTTGCCGGTGGCGGGTCCAAGCGCAGGATCGTCATCTTCGTAACAGATGGTGAGCCATCGCCAGTTTCTTCGGTTGATGCAGCAGTCGCCACCATCGCCACCCTGCCGCCGGCCGACATTTTCGGCTTCAACATCGCGCTGGCCAATACGACCTTCACCGCACGCATCGACAACACGCCTGTGGACGGGGTGCCAGTGATCCCGCCCGGGAACCCCCAAGCGCTGGTGGCCTCTCTGCGTGGGGCCTTCGGCAACGGCCCCGACATGAACCCGGCCCATATCATCCGCGAATGCCTCACGAACCGCGACTGGGGTCTGGGCTATTCAACGGTCGAGATCGGAGCGAGTTTTACCGGAGCGGCGGACACGCTATACACCGAAGGCTTCGGCCTGTCGCTGATCTGGCAGCAGGACAGCTCGATCGAGGATTTCATCGGCAGCGTTCTCGACCACATCGATGCCACGCTGTTCATCGACCGGCGCACCGGGCTCTGGGAGCTCAAGCTGATACGGGCAGATTATGTGGCAGCAAACCTGCCACTCTTCGACGACACCAATGTTGTGGACTGGGGTCGGCTGGGGCGGCGCGCGCCCTCGGACCTCGTCAACAGCGTCACCGTGCGCTTCACTGATGCCTAGACGGACGATACGGGTGCTGTCAGCGTGACCGACACGGCGCGCGTGCAGGCCATGGGCGAGGTGATTGCGACAACGCTCGACTATCCCGGCATCCGCTATCAGGGGCTGGCGATCCGCGTGGCCGAGCGCGACCTGCGGGCCCTGTCGGTTCCGCTCCTGTCGGGTGAGATCGTGGTGAACCGGCAAGGCGCAGACCTCGGGCCTGGCGATGTGATCCGGCTGCAGTCGGGTCGGCTGGGACTCAATGACGTCGTCATGCGCATCTCTGAGATCGGCCAGGGCGACGGCCGCGACAACGGTATCCGCCTCAAGCTCGCCGAGGATGTCTTTGCACTGGGGGCCACCGCCATTGCGGGCGGGCGCATGCCCACGGGGACTGGCGTTGCTGCACCGCCACGGGCACTGGCCCGCCGTATGGCCAAAGAGGCCCCATACTGGCTGTTGGTCCGTGAGTTGGGTCACTCTGAGGCTGACCGTATCCTGTCAGAGGATCCGGACGCAGGCGCGCTGGTCGCCACTGGCGAACGTCCCAGTGCCGACGCGCTGGTGGCAGAACTCTGGATCGATCCCGGCACCGGCCCTGCGCAGGAAGGCGTGGTCGCCTTTGCGCCAACGGCGCTGCTGGCGACCGATCTGTCGGACCACCCGGAGGCGCGGGTCATCCCTGTCACCGGATGGCGTGACATTGGCGAGGTTGGGATTGGCACGCTGGCCAGCATCGATGGCGAGTTGGTTCGCGTCGACGGGATCACGCCAACAGCCATCACTGTAGGCCGGGGCTGCCTCGACACAGTGCCGCGCGCCCATGTCTCGGGAACGCCAGTGGTCTTCTTTGACGAAGGTTCGCGGATAACTGAAGAAAGCTGGGCGGCGGGAGAAACACTTGCAGTGCGATTGCTGCCCGAGACCGGCCGCGGCACGCTGGCCTTTGCGCTGGCCCCTGAAGATAGTGTGACGCTGAACAGGCGGGCCATCCGACCCCTGCAGCCCGGGCGTGTCCAGGCCAACGGCAGCTACGCGCCAGATGTCGATGCGCTGATCGCAGATGACCTCGTCCTCACCTGGGCCCATCGCGACCGCCTCACCCAGACCAGCCCGGTCATCGTCGATCACACGGGAAGCTCCATCGGGCCGGAGCCGGGCGTCGGCTATGCGATCGAGGTGCGCTGGATCGACCCCGACACTGGCGTGGCCCTCATGCCGCCCGGCATCGTCATCGACGCGGGCAGCGGCACAAGCTGGACGCTGGCGTCCGAGGCCATCCCCGAGAGTGGTGCGCCGGATCGCACGGCCGAGATCGACATCGCCGTCCGGTCGCGCCGGCTGGTTGGAGGCATATTGCTCACCGACCAGGAAGCGCGCCGGTACCAGCTGACCGCCCCATTCGCTGCCGGTTGGGATCGCGGCTGGGGCTTTCTCTGGGGCAGCTGACCGCGATCACAACCAGCATCACCACCAACTTCACAATGACAAGCGAGACCAAGCATGCCTGAACGGATCATGCCGGGGCTGGGGCTGCGCGCCTTCTATGACCCCGGCCAGCGCAACTGGGGCACCAGCCTCAGCGAAGACCTGCGTCGCCTCTCGGCACTGGTTCAGGGGCGCGCCACATCGCGGACCGCCGTCCTGCCTGTCACTGGCACTGCGGGCCAGATCGCCATTGTGCCCACCACGGCTGGGGCCAATGCCAATGCGCTGGCGCTATGGGACCAATCGCCAGCCGGTGCCCTTGCATGGGTATACCTTGCCCCCGAGGAGGGCTTGCAGGTCTGGATTGCCGACGAGGGGCGCCACGTCCGTTTCACGGGCGGGGCATGGGTTGAGGTGCCGCGACCCGGTGTCGTGCGCATCCGGACGCTGACCGCGACCAGCCATACGCTGGAAACCGTCGATCTGGGCAGCATCCTCGAGACGACAGGCTCCTCTGCCGTCACCGTCACGATCCCGCCCGAGGCCTCGGTGACTTTCGAGATCGGCACGCTGATCAATGTGACGCAGGTCGGTGCCGGGATCGCCACTGTCGTGGCGGCACCGGGCGTCTCGCTCAATGGCGTTACCGGCGGCGCAGTCGCGCTCGATGGCCAATGGTCGGGCGCAGCACTCGTGAAGCGTGGGGCGGATGCCTGGGTCATTCAGGGTGCACTGGCGGGAGCCGTCACATGAGCTTGCTGATGATGCGCGCTGCGATCCTGGCGCAAGGCGGCGATACAGCGCCGCCCGTCGACATCGGCGCTGTCTGGCAACTCGACTTGACGCGACAGCCACCGGGTTACACGCTGTCAGATGGCAATCAGACCGCCGTAAATACCGCGGGCGGGACCAACTATCAGCGCTGGGTACCCACCGCCAAGGCGATCCTGCTCTCGGACGGGCGCCGTTACTGGGAGGTGCTCTGCGCGGCCAGCGGGGCCAGCAGCTTCGACGGTTATATGGGTGTCATCTCTGACGCGCAGCGCGAAGAATTCGACAGCGGCAACAACCCGATCACGCTGGGCTCGATCGGCTATCGCGGCAATGGCACGCTCTGGTCCTCGAACACCACCTCGGCCAGTCAGCGTCTCACCGGGCTTGCCCCCTTCGGGGCAGGCGATGTGCTGATGTTCGTGCTTGGCCCAGCTGCCGCCAGTCTCTGGATCGGAAAGAACGGCATCTGGCGCGACGACCCTGTGAGCGGGGCGCCAACATGGACCGCCGGTGGCAGCGCTGCCTTCTACCCACAGATCCAGGGACGCAATCCC